CTTTACGCCTGCCGGAAGTCACATTTTTCTGCATATCTGACACTTTGGTTCCCACCACTATTTGGTGTACACCACTTTGTCGAATACATCCGATTATGACCAGACGGCTCTCGCTGGACGTTTACTATTCTCCGTGCAAAATTCAGCAATCGTTATTACTGGATGAAGCGCCATCCCAGCCAGCTTGATGCTCTGCGGTTTCTGACGTCCACTTTCAAACGTCGCTTATGGCCACGCATTGAAAACGTAAATCGGAATCATCGAATGAATACAACCGCGACGATGCGCTTTCTGTCAGAGCAGGATAACTATTCTCGACTGCCGGGGATGAACGATAAAGCGCTGGAGAAGTTTGCAGGCCGGATAGCAGCTCAGTTATTCAATGCGTATGAAGAACTCAGCGACAGCTACGCCAGCGAGCATGAAGGCGAAAAAAATGAAGTGCTGTTTACTGACGAAGCGCAATCCTGGCTTTACGGTGAAATCGCAGGTGCATCCCGCGCATTTAACATCACTCCGATGCACTGGAAAAAGTATCGCAAAGGGAAGCTGACAATACGTGATGCCTTTTCAGCAGTTTCCCGACTGGTTAACGACGAGTGGTGGGTACGCTAGTTCAAAGCACAGCGTACCCGCTGGAATGAAGCACTATTTATCTCTGTAGGTGAAGTCAGCAAAAAACGCTCACCGTATGCCAGCAAACAGGCATTTCGGGATGTACATGCGCGTCGTCTTGCTAATCTGGAGTATCTGAAAAGCTGCGAGTTGGAAAAAGTTGAGACGGGCGAGCGAATCGACCTGATTGATAAGGTACTGAAAAGCATTTCTAACCCTGAAATCCGTCGCATGGAATTAATGAATACCATTGCCGGGATTGAGCGGTACGCCGCGGGCAAAGGTAATGTTGGAATGTTTATTACCATCACGACCCCATCTAAATATCACCCAACGCGTATCATCGGGTCGGATAAAACCGTCCAGCTTAACCACAAATGGAACGATGAAGCCTAAAGCCCAAAAGATGGTCAGCGTTACTTATGCGGTATATGGAGCAAGATGCGCACCGCCTTCAAAGACAATGAACTTAACGTCTATGGGAAGTGCGTTGTCGAACCTCATCATGATGGTACGCCGCACTGGCATATGATGCTTTTCTGCCAGCCTGACCAACGTCAGCAGGTTATCGAGATTATGCGTCGCTATTCTTTAAAAGAAGATGGCGATGAGCGAGGCGCGGCAAAAAATCGCTTTGAGTGTAAACATCTCAACAAAGGTGGAGCGGCTGGCTACATCGCAAAATACATCGCCAAGAATATTGATGGTTACGCGCTGGAAGGTGAAATTGATAAAGATACTGGAAAACCTTTAACCGATACCGCCGCCGCAGTTAACGCCTGGGCGTCAACGTGGCGCATTCCCCAATTCAAACCAATTGGCGTTCCTGCAATGGGCGCTTATCGCGAGCTGCGTAAATTGCCGTGTGGCGTCAGCATTGCTGATGAGTTAGATAAGCGAGTCGAAGATGCAAGGGCGGCGGCCGATGGCGGCGATTTTGATTTGTATATTGCTGCGCAGGGTGGGGCAAACGTGCCGCGCGACATGCAAACCGTCCGTGTGGCGTGTAAGGTGGCTGACGAACTCAACGCCTACGACGAGGAAGTGCAAAAGGTTATCGGTATCTTTGCACCTCACCTAGGTTCTGATGCCGTTTGTATCACCCGCACCACTCAATGGCGCATCGTTGCTAAGGCCGTTGACGTTGACCTTAATCCTTTGACCTTAAAGAGCGGCTCTGCCGCGACTCGGAGTCCTGTCAATAACTGTGGAAAGCTCACCGGCGGTGACGTTCCGGTTATGACTCCCACACCGTTTGAGCACGCCGCAGCAGTGTTAAATCTGGTTGGTAGAGGCATTATCGGGTGGAATGACCCTGAGGTTGTGACGGTGCTAAGAGGGGTATTGAAACATGATGCGCCGCAGCCTTATCGGCAATAAAGAAGCGGTGAGTCATTAAAACCGCATCAGATTCCACCACCGGGACGAATGAGCAAAGCTGAACGGGAGCAGATCCCGCGCATTCGCTTCGAGTTTGCTCAGCGAGGCATTACCCCGCAGCGCTGGGAGCTTCAGGCGTTGGCGAGGGGCTACAGTGATATACGACAGACAAAAATTTACATATCAGGTCACTGATGAGTGGCCAGCATTACCCATCATAAATACAATTGATAATTACTTCGTATATCACTCTATTGTTATATTAATGCTGAGTGCTGTAATGTTGGGTTTTCTAGTTTATCAGAAAGTAAAATTTGTTATGAAATTCTGTGGTGGTAAGCGGCGAGTAATGTATGATGGGTTGGTTAAAATAATTACTCGTCGCAGAAATAAATTATAAAACGATATCTGATTATGCTAGTGTTATATGAGCATAAAGCTGCTTAGCTATCATTTCGGTTCTTTGTCTTATTTCTTTCTCGCCCCATGAAGGGCTTGTTATATAAGTTTGATCTAGAGGGTAAGCACTTTCGCTAAGTATTTTGTATTTCTCTTCAATGATGGAATTTTTCAGTATGTTATTATTTGTTACTTCATCAATGAGCAATAAGTTTCCTATACTGCCAATTACATCTCCTGAGATCCCAGATTTTAAATTGGCTTCTGGAATGTAATGCTCAATAGTTAAAAGATGATGATTTATATTTAAGCATGATATTGCATCGCCCAATTGCTTGGATAGTATATATTTGATAATGCTTTTGTTTCTGGTTTTATTTGACAGGTAGTTAAGTTCTGCGAAGTTAACATAAAATTCATCGAAACTAGGTAATTTTGATTCAAGAGATTTGAATAGAGAGCAGATAATTGACTGGGTTTGGTCATGACTTATTGATTTAGTAAGTTTTATCGCGTGCTCTGAATATGTTGTGGATATTACACCAGATGAGCGTTGTGACGTTATTGCATTAAATACAAAATGGAAGTATTCAATTTTCTCAAGTGAGGATTTTAGCATTTTTAATGTGATTTTATTTTCTTTCCATGCCCTCGTAAGGGCAAGTGTCATCGATGATTGTTGCTTAACTTTGAATAGATTAAGGTTTTCAAATATTGTTTTTATTTTCAGCTCCTGCTTACCCCATTCAACACTATTAGGATAAGTCATTCGCTTATAATGATCGGCGGTTTTTATTATTATTTCTAATAGGTTTTCAGCTTTTTGATTATCATCGCCTAAGGTGGATTTAATCTCAGGAAATAATTTCTTGTCTGTGATGTATTTATGTTCAGATAACCAATAGTGAAGTAGGTAGTTATCCAGTGTCTGCTCTCCTGTATCATTGTCAAATTTGGAAACCAAACTGGACCAAGATATTTTTGCTGAATCAAATCGAGAGTTGTTTGACCTTAGTTTTTTCAAAAAAAGGTTCTTCACTAAGTCTGATGTTTTTAGATCACGTCCGCGGGCGTTTAAAGTTTCAAATATCAGGTAAGCATCATCCTCATTATCTAATTGAATGAAGACTAACTTTAATGATAGTATTTTATCTCTTATGTTTTTTAGCTTTTGAATCGGGTTGTCTTTAGAGTCATTGAAAAGATCAATTTGCTTTGTATCGTAGGATGATATCTCTGGTATTAAATTTAGTAACTTGCTTTGAATTAGATTATAAGCGTTTTGTAGGTTGCTTTCTTCAGCTCCAATCTCATCTGTAACATTTCTTTTTTTATAAGATTGAATTACACCTTGTAGAAAAGGGAATGAGGTTTCGGAGTTTAGGACGAACTCATCTTCATTGTCAACATTCGCTTTTTCAATGTATTTATGTATCCCAACTGCAAGATTCTCTTGATTTAGTTTAATAAAAGAATCTCTTATCACAGACAGAATTATAGTTATGGTTGTTAAACGTTGTTGTCCGTCAACAATCCCAAAGTAAGGTTTTGCCGACTGAAATACAACCATGGAGCCAATGAAATAGTTATCATCCTCGTTTTTGGTTACATCCTCCCAAAAGTTCTCAACTTCGTCTTTTTCCCAGGAGTAGGGTCTTTGAAAACGTGGGATCTTGAAGTACCCAGATAAGAATATATCTTGTATCTCTTTATCATTCGCTTCAATTTTCATTAGCAGTCCTTTTAATAGATATGTATTCAAATTGCATAGTGAACTAAGTATTAAAATATAATGATAAATTCAAATTATCTCAATGGATTATCTGTTTTTTTTGAACGTTTAGGTTGAACTTAGATACCCGTGTAACAAGTATTTATATCAACAACGTTTAAAATTATCTAGCAGGCTTGCGATTAAGAATGTCATCATAATGAAATGCACTAATGACTTCTTGTATTTAACAACGCATGCATTAGGTGCATTGTTTTGCCTGCGTCAGGCTTGCCCGTTCTGGCCGTGCGTCACCAGTGCCGACAAGGATCCGATGCGGCCATGCAACTACATTAAAACCGACCCATAAAGCGGGTAGGCGTGGCGGGGATAGCATTGCGCTGAGGGCAAAATGGGGTTAATTGATTTCTTCCTGAGAGTGTCACTGTGGCGTTGCGAGTTGTGCGCAAACATGATTTATGTGAGGGGATATTGCGGCTCATGATGAGTGTCTGAGAGCGTCAGCTTAGTGTTTGAAAAGCTGCAGCGGGGCAGCTTAAAAAACAAGTGGTATCTCTCGAAGATTAATCAGAGAAAAGTCATTCCGTCATAGGGGTTTTCTTTGCAGAATTGAAGCCTAGTATGCAGGCTACCAATATGACCTTCTAACTTGTGACCATCAGGGTCTAGAAAGTAGATTGATGCGCCTTACCTTTTGTTGTCTTTCCACTCGACCACGTTCGCTGCGCGTAATTTTTCTCTGAAACTATTGATGTACTGCTCGGAAACAGTAAACGCGTAGTGAGTGTAATCTTGCCCTAGTGTCCACCTAATCCAGAGATAAATAGGCACCCTTAGTTCATTTAGCTTTAAGGGTAAAACCGAGAACGTTGACATAGAAATCGAAACTGCAGGGTACGTCGCCAACGGCGATGGTCAGGTGATTTAATCCGGTTAGCATTCAGGTCTCATCTTCAAAGTGGTGCGGTTATCAACATGAAGTGTAATAGCCGAACCAGATTTTATGGTGTTTAGTTGAATGGCACAATTGGACTCACAGCCAGAAACAAACGTAGAAAATACCCCTGTTTGTTAATAAATTAGTAATAGTTCAACCAAACCAGAATGAAAAATGAGTAAATTTTACTTATAGCTTCTAAAAGTTACGTTTTAAAGCTCAGGTCGAAATATAAGTATCCTTTTGTAAGCCTTTTATCTCGGTTGGTTCCATTATAGTATCCAGGTGCGTTGCATAATTTCTTTACGCGTTGGGATTAAAAAAACAGAGGCTAACTATGAACTCTGTTTTTTTTACGTTGAGATGTTAATTAGATCATTGCTATGGCTATGAGAATAGATGCGATTATACTTATAACTTCCCCAGCTTTTGATAAAAATACTGATGTGTTATTGATGTTGTTAATGGATTCTTGTGTTTTTTCATTAGCATCCTCGATCTTATCAATAATTGGTTGTAGTGTGACAATGTCAGAAAGATTTTTTGCTACGATGCGATGTAGTTGACTATAGAGTTGATTTCGTTGCTGCCTAAGTTGATCATATTTTTGTTGTTCAGGACGAATGCCGTAAGCGTCAGGTAACGGCCAGTTAGCTTTGATGTCATCTAACCCCTCTAACGACTGAGCTATTAAATATATCTGATCTGAAATTTGCATGTTACCTCCTAAGAATATTCATTGCGAGTAATTACTTATCTAAAGATTTATTCATTTCTTTATAATTAGAAACGTAGTTTTTTATTTGTTCAATGAGGGAGTGGATATTTTGCTCATTAACTGATTTATCATTTACTAAGTCGCTCAATTCTTGATGAGCTTTTACTATGTTGTTAATATTTTCTGCGGCATTATAAAACTGCTTATCTGTATTAGAATAATTTATTTTTTGATTATTGATTTTAGACAAAGCATCAAACCTTTCTGCGCGTGTTAATTTCAATCTTTGAGAGTCATAATCATTTATCTCACTACTCAATCTCTCTCTGCGAAATAATTTAATTTCATCTTTAATTCCAGAAGTCGCATAATACTTACTTATTTCCCGTCCGAGAAGATGTATCGCATTGTTTGCACTGGTTATTGTTAGTTTGAGCGCTTTGTGTTTTGCTGTGTCAATATATATTGCGGATGTTACAGAAATAGCCTCTGCGATTTTTTTAGCATCATCATTTTTAATTATATCAGCCTCGCTGTTTTTTAGTTTTTTATATCCATCATTTAATTTTGTAAGTGATGAATATACTTTAGCTGATGACTCTTGTACATCTTCTATTGAACCAGCTGAAGACAATTTTGATAACGATTTAGCATAAAATGTTAATGCGTCATTTGCAATGTATATTCCTGATGATTTGATGCTATCCCCTTGAAGTTCTGTGTTTGATTTGTTTATATAATCAAACACTCCATTCTCTTTCTTATTTGTGATGGCAAAGCCATTGTCTGCAATATCTAACAAAGCTGTATTTTTAGATATGTCTTTATATTCGTTTATTATTGATTCTGTTACCTCACCGGAGGCTTCTGTGGCTGAGGCAAATTCTGATATTGGTTTTACAGTTTTACTCACACACCCGAAAAGAAAAAAACAAATAATTACTATTGATAATCTATTCATAATAACACCCATTATCAAATACTATTATAAATAGAAATTAGCTCAATTTATGGGTTGGTAAATAATCTTAAGGTATTAAGATGTTTTAACTGCCAATACTTTTGTTGCAGTTTAAACTTTAGAACACCCCAGTGCGATTTTATACGAGAGCAGGCTTGGTTGGAGGGAGCTTGCTTAAAAGGAACTGACTCATCAGTCTTAACCAGCGTGTTGTATCCATCGGTTGAACTCATCACACTGAGTCGACTATCAGGTCTGGTTACACCCGAAATGACAGTCGGCTAAGAAAAAGCATTACTTCGCGCAAATGAAAATAAACGAATTCGCGTTAGCAAGAAACATAAATTACGTGAGCACTGACTCTAAAATGGAAGTATTAGCCGGCGCAATCGAGGTTATAAGGCTTAAAATGGATTACATCCATTCCTACCCACTCATTTACCTCCTTGATTCTTTCCTGCAACGGCGTTAGCTCATTACGCGCAAATACCTGTGCCGCCTTGACCACATCACCGTGTATCGCCGGTATTGTTGGGAATAACCCCCATCATTTGCGGCGGTACACGGTGCGCACTAATTAAGTCCTCGGCGCAGGCTTTCTTGATGTTAAAGAAATCATCTTTAGTCGCCACTACACTGAGTGGCACGATTTTAATGCCGTCCGGCGCGTAGAAAAACAGGTTCTTAAAATTTCCCAGCCCTTTTGAGCTGCGCATCGCCTCGCGCAGCGCTTCAACGTCCGTGCTGCTTTGCGCCGCATTGGTCACATACATGATGTAACCTGCGTGCGCGCCGTTCTGGTAATACTTGCGATGAAATAGCGTGGCCGATTCATTCAGCCTGGCCGAGTTAAGCGCGCTGAGGTATTCCGGGAGGCAGTAAAGCTCCTGGTTAATATCCGGCTCCAGCAGATGAAACACGGAACCCGGTGCAAACTCATGCGGGGTGACAAATGACTGCACAAACCAGTACGCGTCCTCATCTGTTCCTTTACGGGTGCATTTAGCCGGTGCGGTTTCAAGTCTGAGCAGTTTCCCGGTGACGCTCATGCGCTTTTCTAAAAATGCATTGCCGAACACCAGAAAATCCATCGCAAAGCGGCTGAAATCCTGCTGCGAAAGTACTGGATAGGGATCAATGTCGAGGCCAGAATATTGCGCTTCACATAAATCGGTGAGCTGTGGTGAACGGTGGCGCGCAGGGTTTTGGCAAGGCCGGTAAAACTCACCGGTAGCTCAAACCATCTGCCGTTACCGACGCACTCGGTGTAATCCAGGCGAGCAGCAACAAATCCAGTGGAAGTAAAAAAAGGCACCTCAAACGGGGTGCCTTTTTTATCGACGTGGTCAGTGTGTGGACTTTGATTGAAAGAAATCTAGATATTTCAATTTGATAGTACAAAAAAGAAGGCCTGCGCAAGGGAGATTGCACAGGCCAAGGAGGTGGTTCCTGGTACAGATAGCATTTATGGGTTATGTTTTTCAGCAAGACGATAATAACCGCATCAAGCGAGGCGGTATGTGA